TAGAATAAGCTTTAGGGGTTTCAAGCAGTTTGATTTTCTCACCAGGGGTTTTCATTTGATATATATGTATATCAATATCCCTGATTAACATCAGTGGTACTCATATAGAGTTTCCACAAAAGGCTTTATGAAGGTCTTATTTTTTCAACACTCCCTGATGTTTTTCTACCCTACAGGTTTTTAAGGTAAACGTCTTGGGCGCCGTAAGCGACAAGTTGCATTAATCCACCAGCCATTTTATAGTACGCCAAGAAAAAAAATGCGCCAAATAAACCGGAAAAAAAGACGCGTGTATACTAAATGTCTACTGCCAAGAACCCAGAGGAGCCGATTGATCTTACAGAGGAAGGTGACGAGTTTGAGATTGGTGACGAGGAGGAAGACTTTAATCCCCTGGAAGATCTTCTTGTCACAGACGATGGTGAGAATATTGCAAATGCCATTAAGAATTCTATAGATCGAGTCGGTAAGCACCTGGAAAATCAGAATAAGATTCTCATCAAGATTTTCGGGGTCCTGAACAAGAGTGGTCCCAATTAAAAAAATATGTCTAGATACAAGTAATGGAGAAAGTACACACAATCGAAAAGGATGTTGCACCAGAGCATGCCAGAGAAATCAAGATGGAATTGCTCAAGTGCGAGGTTGATAAGTTTCAGCCTGATGAACTCATGTCCTTTCTGGATAATATAGAAACTCAGATGGGCCTCAATTGTAAAGGAGATAAATATATACCATTCAAGAGTCCTTTTGAACAATTTTTTAAACAATCTGAGAGGGATGAGTCGGGTCTTCCTGTGAATATAGATCTTGACCGAGTCACGGAACAAAAGAGACGCCTCGTGAATCTCCTATCTGTGCTGTACTACAGAAATAATGAATTGGGTCTGACTGAGGGTGATCGAGTCACACGACTCATTGAAACAGTAGATGATTATTATGAACTTGTGTTCCGATGGTTTCGGGTACACGAACGTATAAATAATCCTAATCTTGTTCCAATTAGTGGAGACTTTGATGGCTCTCTCTTCAGGGTACAGACTTTGGGCGGGGCTGAAGAACAGGCCGACGAAGAAGAAAAGTCTTCGTATCAACGGCTACTTTTGTATTTTTTCAACGAACTGAAAAGACAGGGACTCAAGAGATACAAGGGACAGTGTTGTAAACAGATTACTATAGGGCCATATACTACAAGGGCCTGGAAATCAATCATGGAAATCAAGGACTTTGTGTATATGAGTACTCAAAAGGAAGACAAGTACGATATGTGGAAGAACCTTACGGCCCGTCCTGGAAATGTAAAAGAATCTATCAATCATCTTTCGAATTGTATGGATATTCAGTTTCCTGAGATTCAAAAGAATCGCCACGTCTGGTCTTTTAGGAATGGTATATTTGTGGGTAAGGAATGGGACGGTGAAGTATACGTGACTCGTTTTTACCCATATGCAAGTCCAGAGTTTTTGAATCTTGACCCCACAATAGTAGCCTGTAAATATTTTGACCAGGAGTTTGAGGATCACTCAGGGACTGAGGATTGGTACGATATTCCAACTCCACACTTTCAATCTGTTATGGATTACCAAAAGTTTCCAGAGGATGTTTCTAGGTGGCTCTATGTATTTGCTGGACGCATGTGTTTCGATGTGAACGAGATGGACGGGTGGCAAGTCATTGGGTTCCTGAAAGGTATTGCCGGGTCGGGAAAGTCGACCATCATCACCAAAGTTATCAAGAAATTTTATGATAACGAGGATGTGAGGACTCTTTCAAATAATATCGAGAAAAAGTTTGGGCTCTGGAGTATCCATGAAGGACTTATGTTTATTTCTCCGGAGGTTAAGGGCGACCTGGCACTCGAGCAGGCTGAGTTTCAGTCTATGGTTTCTGGGGAGGATGTATCGATTGCTCGTAAAAACGAAAAGGCTCTGAGTAAGACGTGGACTGTTCCTGGTATTCTTGCTGGTAACGAGGTTCCAAATTGGAAAGACAATTCTGGGAGTGTTCAGAGACGTGTCGTTGCCTGGAATTTTACGAAACAGGTTATGTGCGCAGATCCCCATCTCGACGAGAAGCTTGAGGTTGAATTACCTAGTATCCTCCAAAAGTGCGTGAGGGCTTATCTTGATTATGCAAAGAAATACAGAGACAAGGATGTTTGGTCGGTCGTTCCCAAATATTTCAAGGATGTGCAAAAGCAGATTTCGTGTGTCACAAATACTCTTCAGCACTTTTTGGAGTCGGAAAAGATACAGTACGGTTCAGACAAGTTTGTTCCTCAGAGATTCTTCCTCAGTGTATTTACTCAACACTGTACCGAGAACAATTTGCGCAGGCCTCAATTCAATCCGGATACATATGCTGGACCATTCAGCTCGAGGGAACTCGTGGTCAAGACTGAAACTGTTCAGTATCGTGGAAAGATGTATCCGGCCCAGGCGGTTATTCATGGCCTAGATATTATCCAAGACCAGCTAGATAATTTTACAGGTGACTTTTAAGAAAATGGCCCAAGTACTCGCAGATTATGGAAAAATAAGGACATACGGAACTGCAGCATGTTCTATATCAATTGCAGTTATAGTAGTCATAATAGGAATTGTAATTATGAGGACCCCTAATGTTTATACAAGTACAGCTACGGCAACAACCAGTAATGTAAATTGTAGTTCTTCTCCACCCGTGACATGCTCTTTAAGTGTAACTTTTAGTCCCACTGGGAGCCCAAGCCCGATAACAGTGCAGAATGTATCGTGGTCGGGACCAGTTTCAAATGGAGCAAGCGTAACTATTTACTATGACCCCAAAGATCCCACAAAGTGCGCTCAGTCGCAAACAAATCCGAAAATGGGTCTATTCTTTATATTGTTTGGGGTATTCATGGCACTGTGCGGATCTTCTGTGATTGCAGTATTTTCGAGTCTTTCTGGCCAGTCACAGGCTGTAATAGGAGGCTTCGAGGGAGTTTCTAATTTAGCTGGAGCCCTTGGAAATCGCAACTGAAACTTCTTTACAAAACTGTATGAGAGCCGGTAAAACCTCCCTTTCCCAAAATTCATCATCACGTGAAATGTCTGTCGAGTTTACTTGGTTGTTAAATTGTTCAATGTGCCTGGCCTGATTGAGACCAAGCATCTGAAGGTACGTTTGGATCTGAATGTACTCATACTCTGGAACCTTCTGGAAGAGACGTCTCGTACGATTCTTGATTTCTACGAGGACCCTAGATCCATCTGATTTTTCCTCGATACGGTCAATACGACCTACTATTTGAAAATTTTCCCAAATATTCAGTTGATAAAAAGACTCATCGCGTATGAGCCTGGTCTTTTCATCTGCTTCGACCTTGTCGGACGTCTTGTCCTCGGACCTAATTCCATGAGTAGTATAAACCTTGGACCTCAAGTGATCGGTGACATCGGCTTTCTGGGTGGTCGTCAGACTTGTATCTGCCTGGATCTGGACCCGGGCCTTTTCAAAAATTTTGGTAACCTCTTCAGAAGATTTAGCTTGAACTGAAACGGCATCAACAAGGACCTTTTGGGCTTCCTTTGAGGCCCCGAGGGCTTTTTCGGCCCTATCAGTCTTTGTTTCACCTATAAACGTCTCTGGTGAATACTTTTTCCAGAGTTCATCCCGTACTTCTCCCGGTGTTTTATAAGGATTCTTACCGATAACGGCCGCGACCTCACTTGCTTTGATGATGATTCGCTTCATTAGATTTTATGTGTTGTTTGCCTTTAAGGCTCAGAAAAATCAATCTCACAAATTCCATGAGCCCTTTTGTAAAGTACTTGGTCCCAAAACTTTTTCATCACTGGAAGAGCCTTTTCGAACCAGGCGCGGTCTCTAGGGACTCGAATAATCTTGAGTTCTTCGGTCGGTTGGTGGTACTGGACAAAATCACACTCCTCAAGATCATTTATATCCAAGAGAACCTGGACTTGAGGAAAGTAATAATCAGGGATCTTATTACACAATTTATTAGGACACTTGATCTCAACGAGAATACCATCCTCTGTTATTCCATCTACGGACCCTCCGAGCCACTTATAGACCGGGTGCTGTTCGAGGCCAAACTCATGAGTCTTTGATCCGGTCCGCTCGTCGTAAAGATCCCTGACCATTGGTTCGAGATCAATCCCCCTTTGAGTATTTACATTAGGCCCCTCGACTTTCTTGTATCCGCACTTGTCTAGTAATAGAGCATCTGGGCTTTTAAAGTAGTTTTGGCCAAGAGCTGCTGCGACATCACTTGCTGTAAGCATAGTTCCTCTCATTTCGAACCATTCCGTACTTCGCTGTTCGGCCTGGGGACCTTTTGACAGCAGTTCTTGGACCCTTGGGTGCATTCCTATTATTTCCTGGTGTGTTATTTTTAAACAGTTTATGTATATTTTGTATACCTTTTACTCGTTGGAATCTGGCTCCCACGTGTCTGACGGCGATTCCGGGTATCCAATATGCGACACTTGCCTTGATGCCATTCTTAAAACCCCTTGAAAAGTAAGAAGCTTTTCTCGTATCAGGTTTTTCAGAATACACAAACATTCCATTTGTAATTAAAGTACCAATTTGCTTACCATTTTTATAAGTACGACTCCCATTCTGGTATACCTGCCAGGCCTTCCTAAACTTTTCTTTACTTTCACGGACCTTTGGATCGTTCGTATTTTTATTTCGAAGGAGGTACCTTATCATTTATTATAGGCCCTCAATTTTCTTCAATAAATCAAATGCTGAATTTTGTTCTGCTTGCCTTTTATTCTTTGCGGTGCCAGTTCCAGTTTTGCCAAGTACTGTTACTCTTACTGAAAATTCTCCATCTGTAAACCCTTCTATAAAATACGTTGGGACTTCAAGAGCTCTCTGCTGGCACCAACGCATCAATTGGTCTTTGTAATTATCGTCCCAGTTTATATCTACTGGATAACGTTCCAAAAGCCCCAGTACAAAAACACGGGTATGTATAAGTCCCAGGTCTAGGTACATAGCACCTATAAATGCTTCTAGGACATCTTCCAATATTTTTGGATTACGATTCCATCCATTCCTTAGACCTTTTTCATCCATTTGGACCCATCTCCACATTTCGAGCGAATCAGATATCCTGGCAAGTGTTGTACCCCTTACTATACGCGTTCGGGCTTTTGTAAGGAACCCCTCGTGCTCTTCCGAGTTGTACTTGTCAAATAGATACTTTGTGACTATAAAATTAAGAACCGAATCACCCATAAATTCGAGATTTTCGTAAGATTCTCCA